AGATGATGGTAAGACATTCGGGTTTGATAAGCGGGAGCTGGATCGAATCAGTGCTATGTACTCAGATAGGACTCAGTTCTATGCTCAGTATTATAATGATCCTAATGATCCTTCATCTAATAGATTAAGCTATTCGATGTTTCAATACTATGATAAGAAACATTTAAGACAAGAGAGTGGTCGGTGGTGGTATAAAGATAAAGTTTTAAATGTATATGCAGCAATGGATTTTGCATTTAGTTTAAGAACCACAGCGGATTATACAGCTATAGTTGTTATAGGCATAGCTACTGATGGTCACGTATATGTACTAGACATTGACAGATTCAGAACAGATAAGATTTCAGTATACTATGATAAGATTGCTCACTTGCATTCACACTGGGATTTCAGGAAACTGAGAGCTGAGGTGACAACAGCACAGGCTATTATCGTAGGAGATTTGAAAGATCGTATACGAGAGAATGGTGACAGTCTATCTATTGAAGAACATAGACCTAACCGTAATCAAGGTAATAAGCAAGAGCGTATGGCTGCTGCATTAGAACCACGTTACGAGAACTTATCTATGTGGCATTACAAAGGTGGATACATACCAGCTCTTGAAGAAGAGCTTATACTGTCTCGACCACAACACGATGATATTAAAGACTGTCTTGCATCTGTAGTTGAGATAGCAGTCAAACCTAAACAACGCAGAGGTTCCAAGATGAAGACTAATAACATCGCGGTCTTTGATAAGAAGTTCGGAGGCATTAGTTTCAAATGATTGAAGACAATGTAATAGCAATACAAAACATGTTGGCACCAGATGATCTGGCAGCTAACATAACAGACAAGTGGGACAACTGGAACAATCAAAGAAGTGGTTGGTTAGCGGAGAAGGAAGAGATCCGTAACTATGTGTTTGCTACAGATACAGGTAGCACTACTGCTGGTTCTTTGCCTTGGAAGAATAGAACAACACTTCCTAAGTTGTGCCAGATACGTGATAACCTACATGCCAACTACAACAGTGCACTCTTTCCTAATGACGAGTGGATGAAGTGGGAAGGGCATACACTGGATGATGATGAGCTTGGTAAAAGAAATGCGATCCAAGCATACATGAGTAACAAGGTACGAGAGGGAGACTTCCGTACTGCATGTAGCACACTCATCTTAGACTACATTGACTATGGTGTAGCTATCGCAGATGTTATATGGGTGAATGAGAATAAACTAGATCCCGAATCAAATGAGACTATCCCCGGATATGTTGGACCTAAGATGGTTCGTATCGATCCGAATGAGATTGTATTTGATCCTACTGCTGTGAGTTTTACAAAGTCTCCAAAGATCACACGATCTATAACATCACTTGGTGAACTCGAAGTTAATGCAGCTAACTCTCCTGATCAATACTATAAGGATGCAGTAGCAGAAGCTAAAGAGTTAAGACGAAACATCGGCGGATACAATGTAGATGATTTCAAGAAGGCTTCAGCCTACACTGTTGATGGCTTCGGTGATCTATATGAATACTACGGAAGTGGTTATGTAGAGATCTTAGAGCTTGAAGGGACAGTATATGATATGGAAACTGGCACATTGCTAGAAGACTATCTCATTACTATCATGGACAGACGTACTGTGTTACGTAAGGAACCTATCCCTGCATGGAAACGTGGAGGCTACAAGGTGATGACAGGCTGGCGTAAGCGTCAGAACAATCTATATGCAATGGGTCCATTAGATAATCTAGTAGGCTTGCAGTATCGAGTAGATCATCTTGAGAACTTAAAGGCTGACATTGGTGACATGCTCTTAGCACCACCTCTAAAGATTATAGGTGATGTAGAAGAGTTTGAATGGAAACCATTCGGTGAGATCTACGTAGGAGAAGGTGGAGACGTACAGCCCCTCGCTCCAGCAGCTCAAGCCTTCCAAGCTAACTTCGAGATTGATCGTATCTTAGCATTGATGGAAGAGATGGCAGGTGCACCTAAGCAAGCAATGGGTATACGAACTCCGGGTGAGAAGACTGCCTTTGAAGTTCAGAGCTTAGAGAATGCAGCAGGTCGTATCTTCCAAGAGAAGACAACTCAGTTTGAGATAGAGCTGGTTGAGAAAGTATTAAACAATATGTTAGAAGTAGCTAAGCGTCACATGCAAGGAGCTGATGTAGTTCGTGTAATGGACGATGACTTAGGTGTTGCAGACTTCGTAAAGGTTACAAAGGATGACATCACAGCTAAGGGTAAGCTACGTCCTGTAGGTGCAAGACACTTTGCTTCAAGAGCACAGTTGTTACAGAACTTAACAGGCATAACAAACAGCAACTTGTGGGCTAGTGTTTCTCCTCATATGTCAGGCAAAGCAATGTCTCGACTTATTGAAGATACATTACAACTACAAAGGTTTGATCTGTTCTCTGATAATGCTGCGGTGTTTGAACAAGTTGAGACTCAACGATTAGTCAACCAAGCTCAAGAAGACTTAGAAGTAGAGAATGCAACTGACTTAGAAGATGGAGCATCGGGACCCCCTGTTGGGCCACCACCTGAGGAAGTATAATGCAAACACGATGGCTTAAAAACCTAAAAGAATCTGATAAAGCACCGGTGAAGCAGCAAGTAAAGAATGCTAAGCCAGTGCTGGATCGATTAGCTAAACTATTAAAAGATGATTTAGAGAAGAGCATGAAAGATATGTCTTCTCGGAATAACTTTGAAAGCCCTGCATGGGATAATAGAATGGCGCACTATCTAGGAGAGCAGACCGCTCTTCGTTCTATACTAAAATTAATTGACATAGAGGAAAAGTAAGATGACAGATCAAGTTAGTAACCCTAACGGTGTCGCCCCCGTAGTACCCGTACAAGCAGACCCGCTTGCACCAGCACCCGCACCCGCTGAACCAAGTGCACAAGCAGTTGATCCTAATAGTTTGTTTGCCAACCAGCTTTCAAGTATTACAACTGATGACGGTAGACAGAAGTATCAAGATGTGAACACTGCATTGTCTTCTATACCTCATGCTCAAAACCACATTAACGAACTGGGTTCGAAGGTTAAAGAGTTAGAGGAAGAGTTGGCTAAGCGTGTAGGCGCAGAAGAGTTACTATCTAGTCTCCAACAGACTCAGGCACCGGTAGCAGCAATACCCGCTGAAGGCCAGTATGACGAGTCTGCGATTCAAAATGTAGTAAACAATATGCTTCAAAGCAAAGCACAACAAGATGTAGCAGAAGCTAATGCCGCAACTGTACGTAATGCTATTAGTGAAAAGTTTGGAGAGACTGCTTCGGCAGAGTTTGCAAACAAAGCTAAGGCTCTCGGTATGGACGTAGGCACGCTTACAAATATGGCTAAGTCAACACCACAAGTCGTACTCCAACTCTTCGACACAGCACCGCTCAGAGATCCTCAGCCTACTTCGGTAAGCTCAGTACATATCTCCGCTGCGCCTGCTGGAGTTGTAGAGGAAGATTACATGGCTAAGTTCCGTGGTACTGATACAGGTCTATCAAGTAAGTGGGCTAAAGCAAAAGCAGATGCCGCAAATAAACTAACCTAATAAGGAATCAAAGCAATGGCTATCACAAGCTCAAGCAATACCTCGTTCATTGAGGCTAGTCAGTATTCTAGTTTCATTTTACAAAACCTACACGATGGTTTACTTCCATCAACATTCTTCCGTAATGTGACGGACTTCCCTGCTGGCACCACTCTTAACATTAAGACTGTTGGTACTGCGGTAATCCAAGAAATTACTGAAGACGAAGACATCACTTACAACCCAATTGAATCTGGTAATGTCCAGCTTCAGATCAGTGATTACATCGGTGATGCGTTCTACGTAACCGACATCATGCGTCAAGACGGTGCTCAAGTTGAGCAGTTGTTATCAATGCGTGCTGCTGAAGGTACTCGTGCAATTCAAGAGTCTTTTGAATCACGCTTCCTTTCAACATTAAACGCAGCTCAAACTGCTGGCGACACTAACGCAATCAATGGCTTTGCTCATCGATTAGTTGGTGGTTCTGGTGCAGGTAACTTGCAAATGGTTGAGGCCGATCTTATCGAAATGCGTTTAGGATTTGATAAAGCAAACGTACCTATGGCTGGTCGTATTGCAATCGTTGATCCTATCGTTGCAGCTACATTCGCTAAGACTGTTCCTTTGGCTTCTAACATGGATGCTTCTAATCCTTTGTTCTCTGCCTTAGTTAAAGATGGCTTTGATAAAGAGCATCAGTTTGTCACTACTCTTCACGGATGGCAGATCTGGACTTCTAACCGTCTTCCTAAGTTAGCGTCTGGCGTAAGCATCGACGGTACTACTAACGCACCTGCTGAAGGCGGCGTTGCTAATATCTTTATGTGTGTTGCTGATGATCAGTGCAAACCCGGTATGGTAGCTTGGAGACAGACTCCAGCAACTGAAACTGATCGTGACATCTCAAAAGGTCGTGATGAGTTTGTTACTAAAACTCGATGGGGTGATGGTGTTCAGCGTTTAGATACATTAGGCGTTATCGTTACTTCAGCAACTGCAACTGCATAATAGGAGAATAATTATGTCATACGAAAATAGTGCTGGATTGGGCGTAAACAATCAATATGGTGTACGTGATACACAAGATTCTGCTGCCGTTAGTGGTGGTAAAGTTGAATCTTCTGGTAGTGTACATGAAGCTGTTGTATACTTTACAGGCGAAGAAATCAGCGGTACTGAGATTGTAACAACTCTCTCTATTCCAGCCGGTTCCCGTGTATTGGATGCAACATTAGAAGTAGTAGAAGCTATTACTATGGGTAATGCGGATAACGATATTGTTATTGGTACTGCTGCAACTTCTGAAATAAATGGTGTTGATTTCGATAACACTACTGGTGCTGCTGGTGCTTACGCAGGCGCTAACGCTAACGGTACTTGGGCTGGTGTCCTTGCAGCCGATACAAGTGTTGCTGTTCAAGTAACTGGTACGCTTCCTAATAACACCACTGGTGGTAAAGGTAAGATCGTAGTCCGTTACTTAAAAGTGTAACCTAATTGGGGAGGAGGTCTTCGGGCCTCCAATCCTTTTAATAGTTATACTGCTTATATGTAGGCACTATAAGTATTAGAAGGTTTGTATTAATCAATAATGTAGGAAATTGAGATGGCAATAGAACATGATAGTATAGTGGATGGCGAACGTCACGAACCCAAGGGTGTTGGATCAGCGGCATCAGGACAAATATATATAGCAGACGGAGCAGGCAGTGGTGTATGGGGTAATGGTTTTAACCAGAGCATAGAAGACTTTAACCACGCGGGTGGAGCATTGTCTCCCGCAGCAGGTATAAAGACTAAAGTGTTGACTGATGCTGCTGGTCCTTTCA